AGTCCTGGTATAGGTGCATTTATGATGATGCCTACCAACTTAACTATAGCATCGATACAAGCTATAGAAATAAGTGAACAAGTTAGAAGATCAAATTATAGCTTTGAATTAAAAAATAACAATTTAACAATATTTCCTGTCCCAATAACTGGGAGTGGTAATTTTAGGTTTGAATATATTAATAGGAAAGAAAGAATATCAGGTAGTGCTACAAACACACCTAGTCAAGTAACTAATGTTTCAAATTCCCCCTATTCAAACCCATCATATGCAGGTATAAACTCAGTTGGTAGGCAATGGATCTTTGAATATTCATTAGCAATATCTAAAGAAATGTTAGGATACGTTAGAGGTAAATATAGCAATATACCTATCCCGGATGCCAGTGTAACACTAAATCAATCAGATTTAATAGCAGCAGCAACATCAGAAAAAGCATCTTTAATAGAAAGATTAAGAGCTTACTTTGACGAAACCTCTAGAAAATCACTACTTGAAAGGAGATCTCAAGAAGCAGAATTTAAACAAACGGAATTAAAACAAGTTCCATATACAATTTATATAGGATAATATGGCAATGTTTGGTCGCTCACGTGATGTGAGTTTAATAAGAAAATTAAATAGGGAATTGATGGGTAATATTATTACCCAACAAGCGGCATTCTATAAGTATAAACTAGAAGAAACTGTAATTAATTTGTACGGTGAGGCAGCTGGTGAAACATATTTTGATGGTCCCTTCCTATTCAATTGTTTATTATTGAGACAACCCCAATCCTATGGTGAAAGTAGTATGGGTATAGGATTTGAGCAAAAGATTAGATTTTCATTTTTAAGAGAGGATTTAGTTGACGCTAATATAGTTCCTGAAGTAGGAGATGTAATTTTATACCAAGGAGACTATTTTGGTGTTGATGCTACAATATCTAACCAATATTTTGTAGGTAAAAACCCGGATTACCCTAACAATAATTCCGATGGTACTGCAAATCCATTAAATCCTGGTTTAGAAGATTTCGGAGCTAGTTTATCTATTATATGCGATACCCACTACATACCAGCAGATAAGTTATCTATATCACCTTATAAAGAAAGATTTTAATGGCAAACTTTAAACCTTATCCAAAAAAACAAAAGGAAATAAGTATTTCCCAACAAAAACCATTTGATGTGGTTAGAGGTAATCCAAATATTCCTACTAACCCTAATAAGTCTCAAACAGGTATTGATTTTAATAGATCTACAAAAATGAGTTCTAAGGGTGATACCTCTAAAGAATTTAGTATAGGATTACAAGATTTAGATGAATCTATATTTTATTATTTTAACAACGTTATTAAACCCTTTGTATATCAAAGTGGAGAAAGAAGAACAGTCCCAGTAATATACGGTAGTCCTGAAAGATGGAAATCATTTAGACGAGATGGTTATTATAGGGATAAAGGTGGTGCTGTAATGTTACCTATTATTGTAATCAAAAGAGATACAATTACTAAAGACAGATCAACATATAATAAATTAGATTCTAACATGCCTAATCTATATGGAAGTTTTGAAACTGGTTTTAATTCTAAGAACGAATATTCTAACTTCAATCTTTTAAATAATAGAAAACCTGTAAAACAACTTAGAGCAGTAGTAGTTCCTGATTATGTTACTTTATCATATAGTTGTATAGTACAGACATATTATATGGAACAATTAAATAAAATAATTGAAGCCGTAGAATATGCTTCTGATTCCTATTGGGGTAATCCTGAAAGGTTTAAGTTTAAAACAACGGTTGATACTTTTTCAACAGCAACTGAATTAACCGTGGGGCAAGATAGACTTGTTAAAGGCACATTTAATATAAATTTAAGAGGGTATATTATACCTGATGTCATACAAAAAGATTTAAATTCTATTAAAAAATATAATACTAAAGCTAAAGTAACCATAACATCGGAAACAGTATCTAATATAAGTAATGTTAGTAGCCCATCTAATATTGAAAACCCTAATAAAGATGGTCGAATTAGGTAATTTTGACATCTTTTAAACATATTTATAATTATATAAATTAAAAAAAATAAAAATGAGTAAAATCAAGTTATCAAAAAAGGAGTTACAAGAATTAAATGAATTACAAACTCAAGGAAATAATTTATTATTTTCTTTAGGACAATTAGAAAGTCAAAAAATTTCTATATATAACCAAATTCAAGAAGTCCAAAATAAGCAACAAGATTTAGGAATAAAACTTCAAGAAAACTACGGGGATGGAAATATAGACATAGAAACCGGAGAATTTACCAAATCAGAGTAATTTTTTAGATTTCCCCTAATATTTATAACAAAATAATACTAATTAACATATAAAATGGCAGAAACATTAATATCTCCCGGAGTACTAGCAAGAGAAAATGATCAATCTCAAATAACTCAAGGTCCTATAGAAGTAGGAGCGGCAATTATTGGTCCTTCTATTAAAGGTCCTGTTGAAGTACCAACAATAGTTACTTCATATAGCGAATATTTAGCAGTATTTGGAGGTGCTGTAACTAGTGGTTCACAACAACATTCTTACTTAAATCAAACAGCAGCTAATAATTACTTTAGTCAAGGAGGAAACTCATTGTTAGTAACACGTGTAGTATCTCAGTCAGCAGACTGGAATAGTGCAGTATCAGCAAATCTATTTAATCCAATACCTTCTGGGGAAATTTTGTTATCAAGAACAACTAGTTCTTTTACACCAATTTCAGCCTTTAATATTACCTCATCATTAGGAAATGGTCCTGGTAATATACACAAAGCAGAAGCTTTTGATGGAAAAGGTGCTCAATTAACAGCAAGTTTTTCAACTTCTGAAAGTATAAATTCCTTTGAAATAAAGGGAGGAGCAGGATATGTTGCTGGTGATGTTTTAGTATTTACATCACAATCTTTAGGTTCAAATACATTTGCTGGAGGAGTTGGTACCGATTTAAGAATTACCTTATCTGCCGATGATATCGCAAATTCAACACCTTTTACTTTAAGTACTATCTCTAAAGGAGTTATCTTAAATAGCACAGGATCAGAATTATCTGGTGGTGCTTTAAAAGAAGGAACAGCCGATAACATACGTTGGGAAATAACAAACGCAAACACATCATCAGGGGTATTTAGTTTAGCTATACGTCGTGGAGATGATAAAAATAACTCAAAGTCAATTTTAGAAACATTCGCTAATGTATCTTTAGACCCATTAGCATCTAATTATATAGAAAATGTAATTGGTAACAGCTATTATAGTTCTATCACTAACGATAGTGGAGATTACTATATACAAGAAAATGGTAACTATACAAATAAAAGTAGATATGTTTATGTATCTGCTGTAAACAGCCCTACACCAAATTATTTCGATAATACTGGAGCTGCAAAAACAGAATTTACTGGAAGTATACCATTTGTAGGTTCAGGTTCATTTAGTTCAGCAACCGGAGATTTATTTGAAGGTGGAGCTGCTAAATTTAACGAAAATATCACTGCAGCAAATATTCAAGGTGTTGGACCATCAGATTATACGGCTGTAATTAATTTATTAAGTAACAAAGATAATTACCAATTTAATGTATTATCTGCACCTGGATTAATTCACCAATTACACCCATCAGCAGTTAATTTATTAATTACAACAGCTGAAAGACGTCAAGATTGTTTAGCGGTTGTAGATTTAAGAGCTTATAATTCACTTATAGGAGGTGTTACTAACCAAGCAAGTGGTTTTGATAGTTCATATGCTGCTACTTATTGGCCATGGTTACAGTTACTCGACGCAGATACAGGCAAAACAGTTTGGGCGCCGCCATCTACATTGATACCTGGAGTTTTCGCTTATACTGACGCATCATCGGATCCATGGTTTGCACCAGCGGGTTTAACTAGAGGTGGATTAGGTCAAGTAATTAAAGCTGAAAGAAAATTAACTTCTGGAAACAGAGATACTTTATATGAAGCAAATGTTAACCCAATTGCTACTTTCCCACAAAGTGGAGTTGTAGTATTTGGTCAGAAAACTTTACAGAAAAAAGCAAGTGCTTTAGATCGTGTAAATGTAAGAAGATTGTTAATTGCTCTTAAGAGTTATATTTCTCAAGTTTCAAACAACTTAGTATTTGATCAAAATACTATAGCAACTAGAAATAACTTTTTAACACAAGTTAATCCGTACTTAGAGTCAGTACAACAAAGACAAGGTTTATATGCTTTTAAAGTAGTAATGGACGATACAAACAATACACCAGATGTAATTGATAGAAATGAGTTAATAGGTCAAATTTACCTACAACCAACTAAAACAGCTGAATTTATTGTTCTAGATTTCAACGTATTACCAACTGGAGCTACTTTTCCGGCATAAAAAACAAAAATTAGAATATTTATAATAAAATAACAAAAAATAATGGCAGTATTAGATCCTAACGAAATATTTTTTACAGCGTTTGAACCAAAACAAGCAAACAGATTCATCATGTATATGGATGGAATACCATCCTACACAGTAAAAGCTGTTGGGGCTGTAACAGTAACTAATGGTACAATACCATTAAACCACATTAACGTACAGCGTTTTGTAAAAGGTAAAACAACATGGGGTACAATTCAATTTACTCTCTTTGACCCAATTACACCATCAGGTGCACAGTCTGTAATGGAATGGGTTAGACTACACCACGAATCAGTAACTGGTCGTGATGGGTATAGTGATTTCTACAAGAAAGATTTAACATTTAATGTGTTAGGTCCTGTAGGAGATGTAGTATCAGAATGGATTATTAAAGGTGCTTTAATTGTAGATGCCAACTTTGGTGAGTACAATTGGGATACTGCTGATACCGCTCAAAATATTACAATGACAGTACAACCTGATTATTGTGTATTAAATTTCTAATACTCCCCTTTACAAATATTTTCAAAAATTGCTTGCCTTCGGGCAAGCTTTTTTGTATATTGATATTTATCAACGAACAAAAGTTATTAACAAATAAAGATTATGGCCGAATTTAAATTCCCAACTGAAGAAGTTGAATTACCCTCTAAAGGATTACTATATCCTGAAGGACACCCACTAAAAAGTGGAAAAATCGAAATTAAATATATGACAGCTAAAGAAGAAGATATTTTATCTAATTCATCATATATTCAGAAAGGTATAGTATTGGATAAATTACTTGAATCCGTTATTGTTACTAAAGTACCTCTTAAAGACCTTCTTATAGGTGATAAAAACGCTATTTTAATCGCTGCTCGTATTTTAGGATATGGAGCTACATACAAAGTAACTATTAATGGAGAAGAAGAGAGAGTAGATTTAACTCAATTAGAAAACAAACCATTTGACGAGTCTTATATAGTAAATGGGCAAAATGAGTTTTCATTCACTTTACCTAATAGTGGAAATTTAATAACTTTTAAAATGTTAGATGGACATGATGAGGCTAAAATAGAAGCTGAATTAAAAGGTTTAGCAAAAATTAATAAAGAACACGTTCCTACTCTAACAACTCGATTAAAATTTACAATAACATCAATAGATGGGGATACTGAGAAAAAAACAATAAGAGAATTTGTTGATGGTTATTTATTAGCCAGAGATTCAAGATCTTTACGTGAACATATCAAAAATCAACAACCTGATGTAGATATGTCTTATACACTAGACAATGGAGAGGAGGTAGAGATCCCTCTGGGTCTTACGTTTTTTTGGCCTGACTTCTGATATAGCACAACAGGTTAGAATGGGTCTGTTTACTCAAATTCATGAGATATTGTTTTTGGGTAAAGGTGGTTACGATTTTGAAACTGTTTATAATATGCCCATTTGGTTAAGAAAGTTTACTTTTTCAAGAATGGAAAATTATTACAATGAAGAATCCAAACCTCAAAACGAACAAGGGAAATCTACACTAATAAATACTGATGGACAGGTAAATACTCCTGAATTCCTCCAGGCATCAAAACCATATAAAGGGAAGAGCAGCTATAAATAGTTGCTCTTTCTAATATTTATAACAAAATATCCATTAGATGTCTAATTCTGAAGAAATCAATAAGAGTACTAAATCCGTTGAAGCCCAAGCAGCAGCAACTAAAGAGCTATCCTATGAACAGGAAGCAAATCTTAGGATTACAAGAGACATCAATAATGAGATTCGTGATGGTTTAAAACTTATAAAAAAAGAAGCAGATCTTAAAAAATCAGTTAGATCAGCATTAGACGGAATAAATAAAGCAGCTGAATTTCAATCAAGTATTGCTGGGAGAACAAATGCCGCCTTACTAGATACAAATAATCTTCTAAAACAAGAACAAGATTTATCTAAAAACCTTCTAAGTTTAGAAAAAAATAAAACTGACTTAATAAATAAAGCAAAACAGCAAAAAAGTGATTTTGCTGCAATGTCTAAATCTGCCAGTGAGGAAGAGAAAAAAGCAGCAAAGGATGCAATTTCTAATACTTTAAAACTAGCAAGAGCAGTAACCGACCAAGTAGTAAATCAAAAAGAAGGAAAAAAGGCTCTTGATTCCCAAGTATCAGTTTCAAAACAACTTTCAAAGTTAGGTTCTGTGAAAATGTTTGATAGTCTAAAAGAAATAGCAGGTGCTGTACCTGGTGTTAAATCCCTTACGGGCGGATTTGATGCAGCCGCAAAGGCCTCTAAAAAGGCAGCTGCTGAAATGGTTACTATAGATGAAAAAACTGGGAAAGTATCTAAACTAAATATATTTCAAAAATCCGCAGCGGGTCTTAAAGGATTAAAGGCTGGTGTTGGAGAACTAATGAAATCTTTTGGTCTCGTAGCTATTATAACTAAGGCTTTAACGGCCATGGTTGAAATGGATAAATCCACAGGTGAAATAGCCAAGGGGATGAACCAGACATATGATAATGCTAAACTAACAGGAGCTGAATTTATGAGAATCAGCAAATCTTCAGGGAACACTTTAGTTAACTATAAAGACATTAAACATGCTCAGATGGATATTAACAAAACATTAGGTACTAATGTTATGATGTCTGATGAGATGCTAGCAACTTCTGCTAAATTAGCAACAGCAGCAGGTATGAGTGCTGAGGAGCAAGCAGGAATTGTTAAATTGTCTGTAGTAAATGGAAAATCTCTTAAGAAAAATACTGGGGAATTCATGGCCCAGGTTAGATTAGGGTCTCTTAAAAATAAGGTAGCACTTAACGAGAAGAAACTAATGTCTGAAATGAGCAAAATAAGTGCTTCTATGTCTTTATCTATGGGTAATAGTGCAGTTACTATGGGTAAAACGGTGGGTATAGTAAAATCTTTAGGGATGGAAATGTCCCAAGTAGACAAAATATCAGAAAGTTTACTTAATTTTGAATCTTCTATAGAAAAAGAAATGCAAGCCGAATTAATGTTAGGTAAAGAACTTAACTTAGAAAAGGCAAGATCTGCTGCATTGCAAAATGACTTTGCAACTGTAGCTGAAGAAATAGCAAAACAAGCAGGAAGCGCCGCTGATTTTTCTAAAATGAATAGGTTAGAGCAACAAGCACTAGCCGAAGCTGTTGGGATGGGTAGAGAAGAACTAGCACAAACCTTATTTACTCAAGAAATGCTGAAGAACGCTACAGGTGCTGAAGCTGAAAAAAGACAAGAATTATTAGATAGTCTAATTGAAGAACATGGGTTAAAAGAAGCTCAAAAAATTATGGCCGACACTTCATTTGAAGACCTAGAAGCACAAGCATCACAACAGGACATAATGAAACAATCAGCTGCCGAAATGAACCAACTTTTCCTAGAATTAGGTAAATCCCTTCAACCTGCTATGAAAACCATGGCTAAAATGATGGAATTCGCCGCTAAGAATTCTAAATTTATTATCGCTGCCGTTGTTGGGGTAAAGGCTTACAACATGGCCTCAAAGATTGGATTAATGCTTTCTAAAAGAAAAGCAATATCTGAAAAAGCAGCAGCATTAATGGGAGCAGTCGATTACTCAGCACAAGCAGGTGCCAATGCGGCAAAAACACCAATACCTCTTGTAGGGGTTGGTCTTGGTATTGCAGCAGCAGCAGCCGCTTATTTAGCTATAAGTAGTTTAACATCAGATGCTGAAAAAGGGGATGATGTATTTAGTCCATCAACAGGTGGTGGAGGATATGGAAGTAGAACTTTGTTAGGGCCTGAAGGAGCAATAAAATTAAATAATGATGACGATATAATAGCTGGAACCGATCTATTCAATGAGAAAAAAGCAGCTGGTTCTGGGGTTTCAATGGATTTATCTAATATGGAAAATAGTCTTGCTCAAACAAACTTAATCCTAAACCAAATATTAAATTCTAACGGTCAAATAACAATGGATTCCGAAGAATTAGGAACAGCAATATCACTGAACAACTACGAAATCTCAGCATAAATTAAAATATTAAATATTTATAATAAAAACAAATAAATTATGGGAATTTTATCTAAATTACAATCAAAAGGATCACCTTTATCAAATGGGAATGGAGCAACACCACCAACACCAGAACACTCTTCATCTACTTTACATGGAAAGATAGTTCAACAATCATCATCAAATTTGGATTTGAATGGTGCAACCCCATCAAAATACTCAGATAACTTACCTCAATAATAAATTATGGGGTTAGTAAACTTAACAACAGATCTTAAGTCTTTAAGGTTTGGGAAAGATAGATTAGGGGGTGGTTCTAGTAATCAACCTTATATTAAATCTTCTATCCCAGATACCTTTAGTGGTCTTAATAAAACTGGAGGCCCAGACTTCCTATTAAGAGGTGGACTTTTGACCCCAGGGAAAATTGTTAAGGATGTTTCCCGTTTAACTCAAATGTTTTTTGATTTTAAATCACCTAATGGGTTACTTTTTACGGCAAAACAAAATATATTATCAAGAACAGGAGTAGCAACACAGGCTAGTGGTCTTATAAATGAAGGCGCGTATCTACCTACTTCTACATTATTACAAGCAGCAGGTACCCCAATAGGTTTACACCTAAATAAACAAGGTTTAGATCCTACAGTAGGTTTAAATTATAAGGGTAAATCTCTTCAAATATTAAAAAACGACCCTTTAGGTCTACCTATATATAGTAATAAAATACAAACTAACCAACCATCAGAGGATAATAGGTTAGTACAATTAAAAAACAAAAAGATATCTGCTAATTCCTCTCAAAAATCTCAACCGGGAACAGCAGTGGTGGGAGAGAATAATATATCTTTAGATAATGGTCAAATATTAAATTACCCCGGTGGTCCTGGTTCTACATTAGGGATTGGGGACACTATTATTAAAAGAACTTCATATACTAATAATAATTTAGATTTCCTTGATATTTCTAATGCTAACTTCAAAAATCAAAATTTCATCACCCTAGATGACAATCAATTATCTGATAGAGTTAGTCTAAAAACCCAAGGAGACATAACAAAGGACTTCAGAAGAGACTTAAAGGCACCAAACCCTCAAGTATCTAACTTACCCCTTTCTTTAGATTATTCGGATTATAAACAAAGATTAGAAGGTAGAGTTAATTTAGGTAACCCTGGTTTAAGAGGAGATAAATCTAGCTATCAACAAGGAAAAAAAGATGCTACTGGTAAAAACTTAGGCCCCTTAGATAAAATTAATGCCTTACCTTTATATAAATCCTCTGTTGTTATTCAAGATAAAGTAAAGAATGATTTAGTTAAGTTTAGAATTGGAGTAATAGATAATGACAACCCAAAAAAGAAAACATATATTCATTTTAGAGCATTTATAGATGATTACAAAGACACTTATAATTCAAAATGGAACTCATCTAAACATTTAGGTAGAGCAGACCAAGTACATAACTATCAAGGTTTTAATAGAAGTATTAGTTTATCTTGGACAGTTGCGGCTCAATCAAAGGAAGAATTAATTCCTATGTACCAAAAACTAAACTATTTAGCATCCACTTGTGCTCCTGATTACTCAGAATATGGGTATATGAGAGGAAATTTAATTACCTTAACTGTAGGAGGATGGTTACACGAACAGGTTGGATTCATCGAAGGGATTTCGTATACTGTACCAACAGAAGCACCTTGGGAAATTGGAATACCTGATGGAAAGAGTAAAAACACTACATCAGAAGGAATTAAAAATGATCCTAGTGTAAAAGAATTACCTATGGTAATAAAAGTATCAGGATTTAAGTTCACACCTATCCATGATTTTGTACCAGCAGTACAGAAAAATGAATTTGGAAATGGGTCTAAAGAATGGAATGGTTCTTCATTAAAGTATGGAAACTTTATAGAATCTTTTGGTCCTGAACAATACATCCAACTATCCAATGGTAACGATGTTAAAAGAGATTTACAGGGAAATGCAACCCCAGAATCCTTAAAAGTAGGATTAAACAATTATGGGGATAAACAAGGAAATGAATATAATCAGCAACAAAATTATATCCCTATTAAAGAATCATAAAAATGAGTAGATATACAGAATTAGAACGTTTAGCAAACCCACTAAAGGGGAATATAAAATATCCTGACTTACCATTACAGTTTAGTGATTTTTATGTAACCACTACAGTTGGTGATCGTTTTGATATATTAGCTCAGCAATATTATAGTGATCCAACCTTATGGTGGGTTATCTCTATTGCAAATCCTCATTTACCACAAAATAGTTATTACCCTCCAATTGGAGAACAAATTAGAATCCCTCAAAATATTGCTGAAGTAATTCAACAATATAAGGATTTAAATAGTTTATAATATGACCGGAAATATATTAGGAGAATCTGTCCCAGATTTTGTAAAAGATGAAGTAAAAAATCGCCAAAAAATACTCGGTAAGGGTATTAATGGTGATGTTACTAAAACTCCTACAGAATTACATTATATCAATAACCGAATACCTTGGGTTAAGTTAGCTTCCTCTGTCTTTATTGAGGATGAAAACCGTTTACCTTTTGGTATAGGAAGTACTGAAAACTTTAAAGGAATAAACTTAGCAAAAAAAGCAGTATTATTTAATGGTTTATCTTCCCTAAATGACAAAAACTCATATTCTTTTAGATCCGGAGTAAATACTTCTAAATCCTTTTGGAATAATAATCTTTACGGGTTAGGTGGAACGGCTCAAGGAATACAACCTTCCCCTGGAATTAGGGATGTAAGCGTAACATCTAAAAACAATGGTTCAATACGTTCAGCAACAATAAACCTTGTAGCTTATAATAGATTTCAATTTGAACTTATAGAATTACTTTATTTAAGGTTAGGTTTTACATTATTATTAGAATTTGGTTGGAATACCTATTTAGATAAAGATGGTAAAATTAAAACAGTAGGTTCTACTTTAGTTGAGGATGAGTTTTTTAAAGAAAATGGTACAACCCAATTAGAAATGTTAGAAAAGATAAAAACTTATCAAGAATCCTATAGTGGGAATTACGATGGTTTTTTTGGTAGAATAAAAAACTTTAGTTGGGATTTTAAAGATGATGGGACTTATCATATTAAGGTAGATTTAATTTCTTTAGGGGATGTAATTGAAGCTTTAAAAGTAAACATACCACCATCCGATTCACAAAGGGAAAAAAGTGGTGCTTCTTCTAAAGCTGAAATTAAAAAGTTTGGGGAAGTATCTGATAGTGTATTATTAGCAAATAAAAATTCTAGTAGACTATCAGCCTATTTATATGAAACATTAGGCGACCCCGAAATGTTTAAAAATAACACTAGTTATTTCAATTTAGCTGGGGCCGTAAATTATAGGGATGCTGGGTATGATCACAATAAAATTGATGCCAATTATAACTATTTCATCAGATTTGGTGAACTTATATCTGTAATAGAAAAAGAAATAGTCCCTAATATTAGCCCCGCAGATAAACAACTGTTGTTTGAAACTAATGCATCTGACACTACTTTAGTAAACTATACACCAAATTTAATATCTTTTGATCCTAAAGTATGTATTTTTAAATATGATGATGGTACCTTAAATCAAGGAGATATTAAAGATGTGTATGTGCCTCAATATACTAAATCTATATTATCTGCCTTCTCTAAATTGACCGGGGATACATCAGAAGATAGTCAATCCTTAGGTGAAGTAAGTGTTACAACAAATGATCCAACATCAACTAATCTAATTTCTTTAGCACAAACTATCAAAATAAAAAAATATGATCCTAATACTAAGACTGTCACTATAGAAGGAGGGATTAGTTTTACAATAGATGACAATGGAAACTCTATCTTTGCCAGTAGTGGTGTTATGGCAAATAGTTACTCTGTATTGGATATGAGCAAATTAAGAGGTGATTCATCCATCAAAAAAGGAGATGTAGTATTTCTAAAATTGTATAATATCTATATTAATTATGGTTTTATATTTAAGTCTTTATCAAAAAATATGGATAAAGAAGGAAACTTAAGTATATATAAATTTTTAGAAGAGATATGTAGTGGTATAAATAACTCTTTAGCAAATACAACCCAAATTTCCCCTTATATTAAAGATGATAAAATAGTAACTTTTATAGAAAGAAAACCACCAACCGGAATTAGTAAAAACTTAAATAAAATAAAGGGTGTACCAACAGGAGGTGACCTAGAATTACAGGTATTTGGTTTTGATAAAACTAAGAATGAATCTAATTTTTTAAAAAGTATAAAATTTAATACTAAAATAACACCTATGCTAGCTAATCAAATTAGTATTGGTGCTACCGCTAGTGGTCATACTGTAGGTGAGGATGCAACTGCCTTTTCAAAATGGAATAATGGGTTAGTTGATAGATTTCAAAGAACAATTACCACACCAACTACTACTACTATCCCTACTAGTAATGCAACAACTGACGAAGAAGAAACAACCCAAGAAAAAGAAATAGATTCAACAAAAGTAAAATATG